GATGGATGTCCGCTTCGAATCGCAGAGTCAACCGCTTACCAACCATGCATCGTGCAAAACAACGCATATGAGGTATATCAACAACGAAACAAGAATCTAATCAAGCAAAGCATTACCATCAAATTATCAAATCAAGACAACATCAATGGTTAGAATTCAACTATCAAATGGATACCTCGATGTAAAGGAAGGTACTTCATTTCCTCTCAACTTCTCAGTTGGGGACATCCGTGATTTGACCAAGCGAACAGGAACATTCTCCAAGACCATCACATTGATTGGAAGCAAGAATAACAATAACCTGCTCAACCATTACTATGATGTGAATATCCAAGAGGGTACGTTCAACATCAACACAATCACAAAATGTACGGTACTTCAGAATGACGTTCCAATCATGGAGGATGCATTACTTCAGTTGGTCAATGTACGCAAGTCGCAGATGACCGATGCCTATGAGCAGATGGTTGAGTACGATGTCCTAGTGAAAGATACTCAGTGCGAGTTCTACACCGCCATCACCAACAAGGAGCTGACTGATTTGGACTTCAGTGATTTGAATCACATCTTCGGTACAGGTACGATATACGACTCGTTCAACAACACCGTGGTGGATGGGTACAAATACCTACTTCCATACAAGAATTCATCAGTGTATTCAGTCAATGAGCTGAAGCCTGCTATATATGCGAAAACCTACTTCGACCGAATCTTCTCGAATGCAGGATTCACATACGAATGGACCGGCTTGAGTGCTGCCCATTTCGACAAATTAATCATTCCTTACAATGGGGATGTAAATAACTTTGATTATAACGATTACTTGGTTGAGGCATCAGGTAGTTGGACCACGTCCTATGTTCAACCTAGTGGACTCAATAACACATTCTCAGAGGTCATAACAGGATGGACTGAGATAAGTGATTTACAGTCCTTATTTACGCCATTAACGGGACAATACTCCACACCATTCACATCGAATCCAATTGCAGGACAATATTACCAATGGAAGTTAGCATTGTCAGGGAATATAATCCTTGATAATAACTATACTCAGACCGCAGTATTGGCTCCATTAGTTGGTGGCTCATCGGCATACAACCGTTATCGAGTATTTGCCAATGTAAATGTGGCAGGATATGGCAATGGAGCGGTATATAGTGATGCGGTTGTCATCAACTATCCAATCGGCTCACCGCTTCCAATCGGTAACACAGTCATTCAATCACTTTCAACCACATTGGATTTTGGTGCGTTCTTCAACACTGCGGTGGGAACACCCGTTATCAATGCGGCTGACATTCAAATCATGAGCATAGGGGTGGAGGTTGTTCCATGCCTTGATGCTGCGGGTACGATTCCAAGTAACTTACTAAACTTTTGGGTTGGAAGCACTTCGGGATATGCTCAAGTGGATGTTGTTCTTGACCTTACATCAATCAATCTTCAGATTCTTCCATCGGATAACATCCAGGTTAGTGGCGGTATCCAAGAGGTGAATGATTTCATTCCTTTGAAGATTAAGCAATCTGATTTCGTGAAGTCCATCTTCCAAATGTATAACCTATACGTTGAGGTGAACACTGATCAACCTAACAAATTAACCTTCCGTCATCGTGATGAGTTTTATGATTCGGGAGCAGAAAAGGATTGGACGTATAAACTCATGAAGGACAAGGAGCAGAATCTTCTTTTCCTTCCGGATGTAACAAACAAGAAATTAAAACTAACATACAAAGCGGATACCGATTCAGCCAATACGGTATATACTCAGATGACCAATGAGATATATGGTCAGATTGAATACACCTTCGACAACGAATATGTGAAGGATACCGATACGAAGGAGTTAATATTCTCACCAACACCGGTGACAAAAACTCCATTCGATGCATATGTTCCAATGATTAGCGGTCAATCACCAAGCATGAACATCCGTATATGTTATGATGGAGGACAACAGTCATGCGACCAATGGAATTTGATTGAATATGGAACGACAGGTATTTATGGCATTCAGGAATATCCTGCCATCGGTCACTTTGATAATCCATTGAATCCAACCTTTGATATCAACTTTGGGATGTGTGACTATTATTTTTATCAAACAACCAATTTGACTGCGAACAACCTTTACAATTTGTATTGGAGGAGAACAGTCAACCAAATCAATGTCGGTAAAATGCTCACTGCGTACTTTGACTTGAATGAGGCTGATATCCAAACACTCAAGCTCAACGACAAAATCCGCATCGACAATTCATGGTGGAATATCAACAAGGTATCTGATTACAATGCCAATGATTACGCACCAACCAAGGTGGAACTTATCTCAGTGGATTCAGATATTGAACTAGCACCATTCCAAGTGCGACCAGGTACAACAACGGGAGGTAATGTTGTCAACGAGGCGGTGAACAATGTACTGCGTTCAGCAACAACAACCAACAACACTGTATTGGATGGAGCAGATGTCATCATCAGAGGTCAAGGGAATGCAGCTCTTCCGAATGTGAGGGGGTTAATCATCGGGGATGGTCAGGTATTAGACCAGGATGGAATCATCACACCTCGCATCAATGGGATATTGGCATCGAATGCATTGATTCAGTACACGAAATACGTTGCTCTTTTGAATCAAGTGAGTACATCGGCACCAACTCAAATAATCTTTGAGAATTCAATTGGACAAATCACCTGGACTCGCACTGCTCAAGGTGAGTATCTTGGTACAATATTACCTCCATTGGATACATTAACTACCTTTGTGACTATTGGCAACACTGAACATGATTACCTTGCAACCGCATACATCAACACTGATGGCAATGTGGTAGTGAGAACAACCAACACATCCAACCATCAACATACTGATGGAAGGCTTAACTATTCACCATTAGAAATCCGCATATATGAGTAACGAGGTAGCGATTGACTTAACTTTAAACGGGGTAGGCTCCCTCAAGTCGCAGTTAAAACAATTAAAGGCTGCAATTGCTGAGGCTAGTGATCCCGCACAAATGGATGCACTCGCAAAAAAAGCGGGAGAGGTATCGGATAGAATAAAGGATGCTAATGATGCGGTGAATGTCTTCGCTTCAGGATCTAAATTTGAGCAGATATCTTCATCATTTGGAGGTATCAAGGATTCAATCATGTCATTGGATTTCGAAGAAGCTGCACAAAAAGCAGGAACTTTCCAAAAAGTAATGGGCTCCATTGGCAAGGCTGAAATCACAACCGCATTAAAAGGTATTGGTAAAACAGTTACCACACTTGGTGCGACATTCATGAAGCTCGGTGCTCAGATATTAATGAATCCAATCTTCCTATTGGTTGCGGTTATTACTGCAATCGTGGTTGCGGTAGTTCTATTCATGAAAAAGATTGGCGTACTTGACCAGGTACTCGCTGCGTTAATGGCTCCCATCAATGCCTTGATTGCAGGATTTAAAGAGTTAACCGATTGGTTGGGATTGACCTCATTCGCTGCGGAGGACAATGCTGAGAAGATGTCCGAGGCGAATAAGAAAGTCCAAGAATCTTCCAAGGAAAGAGCAACAGCTCAGGCGAATATGTACGCCAATGAGATTGCACTAGCAAAAGCCAATGGAGAGGATACCTACAAACTTGAGGTTGAGGCATCCAGAGCAAAAGCATCTGAAGCTCAAATAAGATATAACTCAGCGAAGATCGCATACAACGCAGAGAGAGCTCTCGGTAAGGCAGCAGACGCAGCGAAGTTGAAGGACTTGAGGAAACAAATTGCGGATGAGAGAGCAATCATTGGCAACGAGAGAGTGAATCGACAGATATTAGCAATCAATGATACCAAAGCAGATGCAGCAGCAGGAGCGGCAGCAGCGAAAGCGGCAGCAGATAAGCGAAAGGAATACGCAGCGAATCGATTAGCAGCGGAGAGGTCAATCATTGACCAACGTATTGCATTGATTGAGGATGAAACTACACGAGAATTCAAGGAACTTAAAACAAAATTCCAAAGGCAAGAAGAGGATATTAAGGCAAACGACAAACTAACCGACAAAGAAAAAGCTATCAAAGTTGCCCTTAACCTTAAACAAATGGCTAAGGCTGAAGTTGAGTTTCGTGAAGCTAAATCAAAAATATGGAATGAAGCTGACGCTGAACGAAAAAAGAAGGATAATGAAATAAAAGAAAATAATAAAAAGGATGCCAATGAAAGATTTGTAAGGCTCCAAGAACTTACTTTATCGGAAAGTGAATTCAAGATATTCCAACTTGAAGAGGAATACGAGAAGGAGATGAAATTGGCAGGTGACAATGCTGCCTTGAAAAAAGCACTCACCGATAAACTTGAATTGGATATCACTCAAATTGAAAAGGATGCAGCAGCGGATAGAATTGCTTTAAAAGAGGAAGAAGAAAAAAAGAAACGAGATGCACAACTCAAGACCGCTAACGATGCACTTGATATCGCCGAGGATAGTGTGAATTCAATCCAAGCTCTTGGTGATATTGCCTTCGCTAACAAGATGAAGAACGTGGTGAAAGGTGGCAAGGCTGAGGAGGAACTAGCAAAGAAACAATTCAAGTTCAACAAATCAATGCAGTTAGCAGGTGCAGTCGTGGATGCTGGTAAGGCGGTCACTGCGTCACTCGCAGCAGCACCATTAGCAATCGGAGTAGCACCGAATCCTGTTGGTATCGCTAACCTTGTCGCAACCGTAGCAATGTCCGCAGCTAACATCGCAAAGATAGCATCAACACAATTCACATCAACAACTGCACCGGCATCACCATCCACTCCATCGGGAACATCGGCACCGGAAACATCCGTACCTGCATTCACACCTGGTAATCTATTCGGGCAAAACAACGATCAGAACAATGTGGGAGGTCAAGATACCAACCAAAACATCACGGTGACTGCGGTGGTAAGTGAAACCGAAATAACTGCAACGCAAAACAACATATTGAAAATCCAAAAATCAGCACAATTATGATAAGTTATCAAGCATTAACCGATGAAATCATTGCATTCTACAATGCACATCTCCAGGTAAAAAAGGTAGGTACTGATTTCAAGGAACAGTTATTCAACTTCGCCACAAAAGATGAGAAGTATCCTCTCGTGTATGTGGTTCCTGTGGACGTCATTGCAAGTGATAACGTGAACTTATTCAACCTTGAGATATATTGCTTTGACATCATCCAAAAAGACCGTGCTAACATCACCACAATTCTCTCGGATACTCAGCAGATTCTCAACGACCTGTATCTTAACTACACATTCTCATTGACTGACACTGATTTCGATGTGGAAGGATTCCCAACATTCACCCCATTGAACAATGACCTCTTGGATTACGCAGCAGGATGGTTGATGAACATTACTTTTGTATTACCTTCATGGACTGATTGTCAGATTCCTGAACAAATCGGTGATTAATCTTAATATATAAGTATGGCTTATAAAAATACCGGTGAATTCAATATACTTTATCCAACAAGGAGGAAGGTTGCCAATGTGCTCAAGAAATTAATCTCCGATGAGCAGTTGATTGATACCAGGACTCTTTACGATTCAGTGCGTATCAATGCCAAAGTGACTACCGAAGGCAATCTTCGTATTCAAATTGTCGCAGCTTATTACTTTGGATTCCTTAACAACGGGACAATCAGCATAGCACCGTATGATTTGGTGCGTAAATTCAACACTCGACTTGAGCAACAAGGATTGATATCAGAAATGTACGGACAATATGTGAGTAAATTGGCTCAGACATATCCTATCTTGGAACTTGGTGGATTGCTTCGTAAAAAAGTAAAAGTGATTTATGACTTTGAGCCATTGTTCGGTGAGTTTTGGGATGCATTAGATTATTAGATTTCCAACTCTTTTCGCATTGCAAGGAAGTTAAAAATCAACACGAGTTTTGTATCGGTGATTGCATCGAACTTCGATAGGTCGCCATTACACATGGTCCATATCAACTGTTCCCATCCCCACTTGGACGACTTCTTTTCTTCTTCCTGCTCTTTGCGTTCTTCGGGATCAGTTACTTCCTCATCATCCTCAAAGGATTCAGTCATCAGATTGGAATGACTATCAAGGAAGTTTTGTCGGAACTGAAGATACTCAGGTATCAATCCGAATACCGAGGTGATTGGATACTCATCGAATAGATGGACTCTCTCAGTTGATTTGAATTTATATGGCTCAGTGATTACATTCCCCCATTCATCAATGGATGTCTTCCGGTAAAGGATGGCACATATGTTCCGTAGATTCTTGATATAGTCATCGGTGACGAATCCCTCCAATGTGATAAATTCACCGAGAGTGATGTCAACAAATGGCTTGAGCTTTAATTCACCAAGTTTATGAGAGTAATGTTTGGAAGGCTCCGAGGTCATCCATTTCAATTGCTTGGTGATGTCTTGGAGTTCATCGAGTTCTATATCATCGAAGTCCTCAATGGGTAGGTCGGAGAGGATGGATAGCACATCGGTATTGTATTGCAGTGCACCATCCTCAATGTTCAAAGACCTTATCTCAATGAATTGCTCAATCGTTACTTGGCTCCACGCTTTCGGTAGCTTCAGATTTTGCATGGCTTGAGATTTTTTCGGTAACGAATACCAGGTAAGGCACTGCGATTTCCGCTTTCAATTGTTTGAATAACTTTGCTTTGTGCTTCAAATGTGCTTCAGTGTAGTGCTCAGCTTGTCCTAGGTCAGTTCGTTTGAACATTAATGCCAACAAATCACTAATCCAATTGTGTGACTTGCGACCAATCAACTTCTCAATCATCTTGGTATCCTTTACTGAGAGCTTCATCTTCGCCTCATAGGTATATCCTTCCAATTCAAATGACTCAACAGGCTCCTTCTTCTCATAGTTATTGGAATTGAATTCCTTTACTATCTCAATAAACTCGGAAAGCTCAACATCATTGTCATCCCATTCGGATTCCTTCACACCGAAGTATTCAAAAATCTTGATATATCGGTCAATGTTATCGAGTTCCTTGTTGTTGGTGATTTCGGTTACCTTCTCGAATTGTTCAATGGTCAATTCATCCATTCGGTTGGGGATTTCCCTTTCAAATATTTTTATCATATGTGTGATTTATGAACAAATATACAATTTTCTTAATATATACATGACCAAAGATTTGCCAATTTACAAAATCACCATTGATCCCGAATACTCTGAAGGGGAGGATTTAGGCATTGAGCAGATTGCATTCACCTCACAACCTGCAATCAAGGTCAAAGGTATGGCATTCAATCAAGCTGAGAGAATGGTATTCGCAGATGATTTGAAGTATCGAATCACTGCACCGGCAATGATACCGATGGAGATATATCGCAAGGATGACGAGCAGGGTGAATACTATGTTCAGTTCACTGAGGAAACAATCGCAAAGATTCACGAGAAGTTCATGAGCGACCTTCGCAATCGTGACCTATTCAACCTGGAGCATGATACATCCAAGACAGTTCCTGCGTATATCCTTGAAACATGGGTTGTGGACCAACCAAAACAAGACAAGGCATTCTCAACATTCGGCATTGATGTGCCAAAAGGTACGTTGATGGTGACTGCTCAGATAACTGATAAAGAGTATTATGCTGAATTGGTTGCCAATGACCAGGTGGGATTCTCAATCGAGGGATTCCTTGGTTTGAAATTAAGTAATCAATTAAATAAATATAACATGAACAAATTACCTGATGGGGAGCACTTAATCGATGGCAAAATCTACGTTGTTGTAGATGGCGAAATCATTGAGATTAAGGATGCACCGATTGTCGAAGAGGCAATGGAAGAGGTTGCAATGGAAGAAGTTGCACTCGAAGAAACAGTTGTTGAGGAAGAAGCTCCAGTTGTTGAAGATGCAGTTGAGGAAGAAATGGCGGTAGATCCTGCATTGGATTCAGAGGCTATCCTTGCAATCGTTACACCAATTCTTGAGGAGAGAGAAAAAGCAATCATCGCATTGATCGCTGACCTTCGCAACCAAATGGAAGAAATGATGGCTCCTGAAGTAGAGGATGAAATCGAAATGACTGAAACAAAATTATCCACACATGAGAAGTTCAGTGCGGTTAGTAAATTTTTAAATTCTAATAATTAATAAACAAAACAAAAACAAAACAAAATGAGCAGAAAATTAAAATTCGACTTGGACATTGACGCATCAGCGTTATTGCAAGCAAACAGCGAGGCATTCTATTCTCGTGCGTATTTACAAGAGGAAACGGTTGATAACTACCGTACACTTCCAGGTATCAAATACAAAACTAAAATTTCCAATGTAACATTTGGTCAAGTTTTACAAGCTGAGAACTGTGGATGGAACGCATCAAATGACGAACTTGCTTCAGTAGAAGTTGACGTATGTGGATTGTCAGCAATGGCAGAAATTTGTCAATTCCAATTAGAGCAGTCATTCGTTTCATTACAAATGACAAAAGGTTCTAACGGTGATTTCACTGTTGCTTCTTTCATGGATTACTATTGGGGAGAAATGGCGAAAACAATCGCTGAGAACGTAGAGAAATTACGTTGGTTAGGTGATACGGATTCTGAGGTTGCTGCATACGCATTGTGTGATGGTTATGTAAAATCATTGGTTGCTGATTCAGCTAACGTGATTGACATCGCTTCACCGGTTGCTATCAACGCATCAAATGTTCTTGCTAAATTGGCATTAGTTTACAATGCAATTCCTGCTGCGGTTATCGCTAACCAAGCAGAATTGAGAATCTATGTATCAACACCGGTAGCTACTGCTTACCGTGCTGCGGTTGCTGCTGCGAATACTCAAGCTAACTTGACTCAAGCATTGGACTTCTCTTACTTAGGTATCAAAATGGTAATGTGTCCAGGGATGGGTACAACATCCAAAATTGTTGCTACGTTGAGAAACAACCTAATCTATGCATTCGATGCTGAAGGAGATGGAAAAGCGTTAAGAGCAATCAACTTAGCTGACACAGTTGCTGAGCCGGTTATCCGTACTCGTGCTAACATGAAAGTTGGATTCACTCACGTTAATGGTAACGAGATTGTATTCTACAATTCAGTTGCGTAACATATTCTTTGAGGGGATGAAACACTCCCCTCTATTTTTCAATATTTAAAACAAACAAAAAATGGCTTGTGAAAATTTAGAATCCATAGTTAAGTCGTGCGACAATAACAGTGGTGGGATTTTCAAGGTATATATCAACCAACAAGATAACATCGATGGCATCGAATTCGCAGGTGCACCAAATACTTGGACAATCGATACAATCAACTTAATTGTTGGTGGTGATTTATACACTGAATTCGAAATCCGCAGAAATACCGGAAGTTACACCGAGGATGCAGCAATTGACCTTGTCAATGGTTCATCATATGTAACCGCAACAATCAGCTTAATGTTCCACCGTCGTGACCAATCTAAGTCACAAGCAATCAAAGTGCTTGGTGCAGGACAACAATACCTGAACGCAATCATCTTGGATGCGAATGGTAAATATTGGTACTTCCCATACTTGCAATTGAGTGCAGTTGGTGAAGGTTCGGGAACTGCTCGTGCAGATGGTAGCAAATACTCAGTGACATTGATCGCAGAGAATGACTTCCTTGCATACGAGGTAACTGAGCCAGCAGTATTGGATGTGATTGCTTAATCATTATCTAGAAAAAAAGAGAGCCATCCATTAGGGTGGCTTTTTTTGTGAACATTTTTCTATGTTTTCTTAATATAATAGTATGATTTACATTGATAAAGGTGAGGTGAATTCAATTGTGCTGACTCTAACTGAGGTGAGCACTCTCTCGAATCCGTATTATTTGTTCGTTTTTGAGAATGAAATGGATGTCACCGATGCTCCAATCCTATTCACCACCGCTGACATCTCCACTTGGAAGGAAAGATTTAATATGTTCCTATTGGATGAGCCGGTTGATGTGACATTGGTCAAAGGACAATACACATATTCAGTGTATGAATCAACAATTCCACCAACATCTATCCAGGACACGACCGGAGTGGTCATTGAAGAGGGTAGAATGGTTGTAAGTGGTGCAATACAAAACTCAATCTACGATTAAACATGGCTTGGTACGACCGATTTATTGGAACAAAACAACAATCACCTGAAGTGGTGGAAGGATATCAGTCCTTCAGTACACCATTCGGAAGAATAGGCTCAGGGAATCTCTCTCTTCCATATGTGAATGGAAGGCACCAAACGAGTGGATGGATTCCATTCGGAGAGGGGAATTTATTTCCAAGCGTTTTAAACCAATTGGTATATTCATCACCTCTCCATGGCTCAATTGTGGATTATAAGACCAACGCCGTAATTGGAGGAGGGATTGAACTCAGAGCAACGACATCAACACCTCAAGAGCTTCTTGACTTATATACATTTGAAAAGAAATCCCACCTCAAAAAGACAGTTCGAATCACAACCGAACAATTGATTGTCCACAATCGTGTTTACTTCAAACTGTACTTTGATGAGAAGATGAAGCTCACTCGCATGGAGAACGTATCTCCGGACAAAGTGAGAAGAGGACAAAATCCAAATAACTATTTTATTTGTGATGATTGGGCATCAAGAATCGATGTGCGTGACATTCAAAGATATCATCCAACTTGCTCAGACCGTTGCCAATTATTCGTGTATGAGGTTGAGTGTTTAGGTCAAGATTGGTATCCATTGCCAAAATATACATCAGCATTGAACTTTGCCTACCTTTCAGGTGAGTTAAGTTACTTCGCAAAATCAAACATTCAGAATAGTGTGTTCCCATCATTCGCAATGATGTTCCCTAAACGACCGCAGTCGGAAGAGGAGAAGAATGTCCTTCGTTCCACAATGGACAAAATGAAGGGTGCAGCGAATGCAGGTAAAGCGGTTGCGTTCTTTGCCAATTCTCAGGACCAATTACCGAAAATTGAAAGCATTCCAACCAATCAAAATGATAAACTATTCCAGGAAGCATCGGGATTGAATACTGAGCAGATTTGTTTCGCTCATACTATTGATCCGATACTGATGGGAGTTCGCACAACAGGCTCCCTTGGCTCAGGAAGTGATATTAAACAAGCGTATGTGATATTCGAGAAGAATGTCGTGATGCCATTGAGAGAGCAGGTATCTGATATCTTCAATGAGATACTTCGTATTGCTAAAGTCAACGCAGATTTCATGGTCAACAACTTCCAAATCATCAATGAAACAATCGTTGAGGTGGAAGGTGATGCATCCAAAACTCAAGACGCATTGAATGCCATGAGTCCATTGGTTGCGACTAAGGTCCTCAACACGATGACTACAAATGAAGTGAGAGCTCTCGCAGCATTAGCACCGGTAGAAGGTGGTGATGTAGTTCCAACCTTACAAACACCGACCGCATAATGTTATATTTCATCACGGAAACCTACCTCAAAACAAACACACCAATCACTGCCAATGTGGATGTGACTGATGTGACTCCATACATTGCGACTCAGGCACAATTGAGAGTGATGCCAATCCTTGGGACTGTCTTTTATGATCACTTACTTGAGGCATACAACGACCAAACATTAACACCGGAGGAAGAAGCTCTTGTTTTGTTCATTCAGCCTGTTGTCGCATGGCGTTCAGCAGAGGATGCAGTATTCGGATTGACATACCAACTCAAGAATAAAGGACTTCAAACACAATTCGGTGACAACTCATCAAGTGTATCTCGTTCAGAGGTTGCATTCGGCATGGAGCATTATGCACAAAAGGCATCATTCTTTGAAATGAGATTGATTAGATACCTGGTGAAGAACAAATCAGAATATCCAATCTTCACATCACATGAGAATCGAGATACTGACCTTCGTCCGCAGATTGAGTGTCATATGTGCGTGGGAAATTGCTTCATGAATGGAGTGTGGACGTGTGGATATCCAACGGATAACGGTTATAACAATTCTATCCTGGTATTATGAGGCAGAATGTGTTGATATTACTTGCATCTTTTTGGGCGGTACTTTCACCGGTTATGCCAATGATATACTTGGCAATGTTAGCCATCACAATTGATACCTGCTTCGGTATTTGGCGATCAGTGAAAAAAGGAGGATGGAAAGCCTTCCAATCTCGCAGATTATCAGACACAATCTCCAAGTCATTACTTTACGGTGGAGCGATTATGTTCACCTTCCTCATTGAGAAGTACATCGCAGGGGATATCATCGCTCAGTTCATCTCCGTTGAGCTAATCATGACCAAAGTATTCGCATTCTTTTGCGTGATGGTGGAGATTAAGTCAATCAACGAGTCATATGAGAGTGTGACAGGCAAGAATGTCCTCGCAGCTCTTCGCAAATTTATCACAAGGACCAAAACCAATCTCGATGAATTTAAGTAAGCACGTTACACTCGCAGAATTCGAAGCATCGGGAACTGCGACCAACCATTCAATCCTTAACAAGATGAATGAGTTTGAAATCGAAAGAGCCAAACTATTATGTGAGAAGGTATTCGAGCCACTGAGAGCTCATATGGGAGAGCCAATTAGAATCAATAGCGGATATAGAAGCATCGCAACCAATCGTGCGTGTGGTGGCTCTAAAACGTCACAGCATTGTTTAGGTGAGGCAATGGATTTACACATCGGAAGCAAGGGATTCCATTACATCAAAGACAACCTTATCTTCGACCAATTGATTTGGGAATTCGGAACTGATAAAGAGCCATCGTGGGTACACGTTTCATACAGTAAAGCAAGAAATCGCAAACAAGTCCTTAAAGCAATCAAGCAAAATGGGAAAACTAAGTACGTTAATTTTTAGCATCCTCCTGGTATCTTGTTCAGCAGAACATCATCTGAATAAAGCAATCAAAAAAGGATACAAATGTGAGGAGGTAGCAGATACCATCCGCATCACATCCATTGATTCATTCCCCGTGATCGTGAACAACGAAATCGTGTGGACCAAGTACATCACTCAAAAGGATACCGTGGTAATGTGGAAAACTCAGTACATTCCCAAGACGAGATGGGAGAAAAAAATAGAATATCGATTGAAAAGAGATACTATCCGCCAAATTCAAAAGGTGGAAGTTGCCAAATATAAGAGCGGGAAAAAAGGGAAGGCGAATATTTGGTTGTTTGTCATAGGTTTTGGACTCGGATTATTCACCAAATACCTTTTCAAATATGCTCAAAAAGCACTCTAAAAACATCCACGAGCTTCACCTTGAAGGAGCAACCGTTCAACTTGCAATGATGTCCGACCTCCATTGGGACAATCCAAAATGTGATTGGGACCTATTGAAAAGAGATTTTGACTATTGCCTTGAGAATGATATCAAGGTCATGGTGAATGGTGATTTCTTTTGCTTGATGCAGGGGAGAGGTGATAAGCGAGGAAACAAGTCCGACATCCGACCGGAGCACAACAATGCAAAGTACCTGGATTCAATCGTTGAAACCGCAGTCGAATGGTTTAGTCCATACGCACATATCCTCACAGTAATCGGATACGGTAATCACGAAACTGCCATCATCAAATACCAGGAAACGGATATACTTCAGAGATTTGTTGACCTGCTTAATTACAAAAATGGGAGCAATGTTATGACCGGAGGTTATAGTGGATGGATTATCATCCATCAGCAATACAACTCAAGCACATGGACCACAACCAAATTGAAGTACATGCATGGTTCCGGGGGGGGTGGAATTGTTACCAAGGGGGCGATCAATTTAACTAGGGCACTTGAAATATATGAGGATTTCGATGTTTACTCAATGGGACATATCCACGAGAATGCTTGTCGAAATGATGTGAGAGATACGGTCACTCACTCACCTAAGCATGGATATGTGAATCATCACAAGAACATTCACCTCATGCTCACCGGAACATACAAAGAGGAGTATGGTGATGGCTCCAAAGGATGGCACGTTGAGAGAGGAGCTCCCATCAAACCGACCGGAGGAAGAATTCTCAAGATAAATGCCAAAGAAATTAAGCGTGAAGGGATAAGAAAAATGCACAAAAGTATTGATTCAATCAAATTTCCTTTGTAAATTAGCACCTCATTAGCGTGTGTAATTGGGGTATCGGAAACGGTATCCCTTTTTTTATAGCACCTGTCACAGTTTTACAAATAATTGTGTCGCATATTTAGCAGATATTTGCGACATTCCGTCCCAAATTTATCAAGTATTTGTGACGAGTAACTTGACATTTACCCTTATTCTATTACAAGAATGTAACATATTTACCCTTGTTTTGTGACAAACATTTGCCACTATTTCGATTTATTGTCTTTTGTATAGTCAGCCAAATCATAGTTTAATGTGATTCTGCATATTAT